ATGGGCACTATCTCAAAACGTACTACTACCAAGGGGGATGTGCGTTATCGAGCGTTAATACAAGTACGAAAGCAAGGTGTGAATTTTAGCGAATCGAAGACGTTTAGTAAAAAAACTTTAGCTGAAGCATGGATAAAAAAACGTGAAGCTGAAATTGAAATAAATCCTGAAATACTTCAAGGTTGTGAAATAAAACAGTCCATGACTCTATATGATGCAATTGAACGTTATATCGAAGATGTAACTGAAATTGGTCAATCTAAACTCTATAAGTTGAAACAATTTAAAACTTATGATTTTGCCAAATTGCAACTCATTAATTTAACCAGAGATGTTTTTTCAGCTTATGCGTTAAAACGTAGAAATAGTAATTTTGATGGGGCACCAGTAGCTAAATCCACTGTTGAACAAGATCTCTATTATTTTAAATCTGTATTAATGCATGCTGAATTTGTCCTTAATCAGGATAGCCCAGCTTTGTTTGAATTAGAAAAAGCAATGGTTGGTCTAAGAAATGCAAAACAAATAGACCGGTCTGAAAGTCGAGAGAGGCTTCCAACTAGAGACGAGCTACTGATTTTAACATCATATTTTTATAAAAGGTGGGAGCTCAAAAATGTCACTATGCCTACACATTTAATTATGTGGTTAGCAATCTATACCACTAGAAGAAGAGGTGAGTTATTTGGATTAAGAATTAGTGACTATGATGCTGAACATGGTGTGTGGTTGGTTAGAAATATGAAAAATCCAAAGGGTTCAAAAGGGAACAATAAAAGATTTAAAGTTTCATCTAAAGCCAAGGCAATTATTGATGAACTTTTAAGCCCAGAAGTAAGAAAAAAAATGATGAGACTTGGTGGAGATCCAGATCTACTTATCCCACTTGACGCAGCCTCAACAACCCGTTTATTCACAGAAGCTTGTAAAATTCATAGTATTAATGACTTATGGTGGCATGACTTTAGGCATGAAGGTGCAACTCGTCTAGCTGAAGAAGGTTTGACTGTTCCTCAAATTCAGCAGTTTACATTGCATGATAGTTGGTCTAGTTTGCAGCGATATGTAAATTTAGACTTATATCGCAAAAATTTATTAGATTATGACGAGGCTATAGATTTTGCTCAAAATGATGCTTGTTTTTAATTATTCATGATATACCCTAATTCCTTTGGTATTCATATTGGGGAGAATGGAAATGGAAAAGAATGAATTTTACTTTAGGGTGCTCCAAAGATATGACCACTATATAAATCTTGCAAATACAAAAGCTTCAAATACTATTACATTGATTAGCTCTTTAGCAGTGGCGGCCACAGGGCTAGTTGGTTGGGGCATGATGGGTGGTCAAGCGGATGAGAATATTATTTCAATAAGTAGTGAAAAAGTCATATTAATAATGTGTTTTATTGGTTTCGGTTTTTTTGCTTTCAAGGGGTATCTTCAATGTATGCAAGTGATTAAACCAAATCTGAAGCCAACCAAAGATCCAAGTACAGATAGTAAAAAGGGTCAGCTATCTACCATATTTTACGGCCATGTTAGAGATTTTAAATCCACTAAAGACTTTGTGGATGCTGTAGAAAATACAAATGAAAAAGGAAGATTTGAAGATTTGTTAAGTCAAGTCCATGTGCTTGCAGAAATTACAGCTGATAAAATGAGTGAGTATTCAAAAGTTGGTTTTTGGGTAAATTTTTCATTTATATTTTTTCTAATAATTTTACTATTAAGTTTTATTATTCGCTTGGGGTAATTGATAGTGAGTTTTGATTTTTCGACCAGTGATTTTGACAAATATGTTAATAATCCAAGAATGATGATTGATTCAATTGGGCTTGAATCAGCATCTAATTCAGAGGGTAAAGTTTCAACAGGAGCTTTGGATGAAAGTTTAAAGTTAACCATTAAAGAACCTGAACAATATAAATTACAACAACAAATTCGTGAAGTTTTTGGGCGCGGAAATACTCTGAATTTTAGTACCATTGCAGATCACCCAGATTTTAATTCCTTAGTACATGGAGGAGTAAAAAAACAATACATCACAACAATGTTTGTCGATATTAAGGGTTCGACTAAATTATCGCTTAAGTATCCAGATAGTCTTGAATTTATTTATAAGTTTAAGAATGCTGTTATTAAAACTTGCATTGAAGTCATTCATGCTTTTGATGGTCATGTACATCGAATCATGGGCGATGCTGTTTTAGGTTTTTTTGGTTCCACTAAAATTTCTAAAGAGCAGTCCATTCTTGACTGTATTAACGCTGCCTCGATGCTCACGGTATTGCTAGAACAGACAATAAAACCATGGCTTAAAAGTCAAAAAGAAGACTTTGATGTAAGAGATTTTGGTTTTCGTGTTGGTTGTAACTTTGGAGATGACTCTGAAGTTTTGTGGGGTAATTATGGTTTTGGTGCAGTTGGGGAGGTTTCGCCTACTGGACTTCCAGTTGATCTTGCTGCAAAACTACAAGGTTTAGCGAATAAAAATCAAATTATGATGGGGCAAGGAATATTGGAGTTTTTTAACTTTCCGGAAGATCTTAGTGAGATAAAGTCTGTTCAGGAAAATTATGAAGATAAACCAGTACATTTTGTTACTCCTAATTATATTAAGGCTGATGGTAGTTCTTTAAACTACACAATGAGATTGTTGAAAATAAATAAATATATTCTTGGTTTACCTCTTCCATTACAGTTAAAGAGATCGGTTACAACAGGAATATCTAATAATGAGCATGTGATTCCAAATCATAGGTTTGAATTAACAGCTGAGGTTCATGATCCGAAAGGATTTAAAAAGAAGTACATTTCTAACTCAGAGGTTATTAAAAAAAATTCTAAGATTATTGCAACCTTAAATTCTAAAAATCTAATTCTAGGAGAGTTTTTAAAGGTAATCTTTTATAAAAAAAACCATTCTGGGTTTAAAAATGAACCCATATTGGAAAAATTTTTAGAAGAGGAAATTATTAAAGAAGATATTAAGGCTGATGGTACCAGTACATTAAATATTTTTAGGGGAAATAAGACTTTTCAACGAGATTGCAATTTTAAAGGTTTGCATTATATAAGATGTGATGTGCTTGATTCTAAGCAAAATGTAGTATTTAGAGATTATATTTACGTACCAATTGAATAAATTAAAAGCTCACATTAGTGAGCTTTTATTCATCATTTTAAAAGGCTATACGGAATAACGTGTGGAAAATTTATAAAAACCAATCCACACGAAACGACTTATTGAGTGGAAACTTCAAGATCATCAACTTCTTCTTCAACGCTGTTACGCTTTATTAATGATTGCTTCCAATCACTATGCAGATTGAAGTTAGGGGCTTCTTTCATTGAAATATCTTTACCCCAAAAATCACCACGTTCTGAAAGGTGTGGCTCATTTTTTGTGTACCAAGCATCTCCATCAGCATCCACACTGTAATATTTGTAATCAGCATCAATCCCGATAAATACAGCTTCTTCACGCCCAAATGCAGTGATTTTTAACTCTGCTAGTGTGATTTCCTTATTCTCATGAGCATTGAAGTGCCCAAAAGCAGAATTAGGGCTTGATAAATCAGCTCCTTCAACATCAAAATAATCAGCGAGAATGCGCCCATCTTCGTATGTGTATAGATAGGGTGCTGTGCAAGGTTCGGTGCAATTACCGCCCCATTGATAGCCTAATTTGATGAATGCAAACCATGCTTGTGTAAATTCTGAATGATCTGCCAATTTGATTTTTAGTGCTTGTTTCATGATATTACCTTTTTAAATTACACACGTTATTCCGAAATACGGATTTTTCTTAAAACTTAAATTCCACTACTTATTCCGCATAGCCTTTTAAAATCTTGATTGGCTAGTTCACTTTGCCGGTCAAGATAAGATGCAAATTGAACAATATTTACCATCCATTTAGCCTTCTTTGTGTCTTCTGATTTAAACACTGGAAAAGGTAGATTCATTTTGTTTGCTCTGCGGTTAGCTTCCTCTATTTTCATATGTGTGAAATAGTCGTTTACTATGGTTTCTAGTGGGACAACTGGTGATGAATATCGGATCATGAGCACATGAAATGAATTTATTTGCATCATTGGATTATTCATTGCAGCTCTCCCAATTCTTGAATCAAACGCTCAGCGGTTACACGGTCTACAGTCGCAGGTACGATATGATTTCCAAGCATGTGAAAAGTGATGATATGAGCACCGTTTTGAAGTCTGTAGACCACATTTGTCATGTTTGCCAAATGGATCGTGTGCTTTGTATGATTCAAATCAGTAAACTGAAGCATGTCTTATTCTCCAATTTTAGTTTTATGTTGCATTGCTTGCGCCTTCAGTTCACCAGCATGATTAATCATCAAGCGGAAAAATATTGAGGCAGCTAAAACAGCGGGACAAACAATAAAAATGAACACGGCAACATGGCCATAATGAAAATTCATTAGTTCATCTCCTTACGAAATCCGTTGGCCATATTTTCAATATGAGTAAAAGCTTCGACCATATGCATTGCTGCAAGTTTTGGATCACGTAAATCAATACGAATTTTTTCAATACGTTTTTTGGGATTACGCCATGCATGCGCATAACCTCCTTTAAAAACATAAATATTTAGTTCGTTTTTAGTCGGGTAGAGCGACATATTGATTTCAAAATCAGTACCTGATTTGGTCATACACAGTCGTGAAATATTTGCGATGCCAGTAAGCAAATTACTTTCTAAATTCATGGCACATACCCCACAGCTTCAACAGCATTGTTAAGGTGCTTGTCTTCATCAGATAGAGCAGCTGGAGTGTCTTGGATCAAACAATGACAGCATTGTTCGTCCGGATAATTTGGACATTTCCCTTGGCAAGCATGGCTACCTTTTTTTCGATGCAGTTTTGGCCATGAATCAATGACTGATTGCTCGGGTACTATGCTTTCAGGGGTAACTGATAAGTTCATACATACTCCTCGATCAATTGAGCACGCATAGCCTTTGCAACATCGTCAAGCCATTTAGCTTTTTCTGTTAAATCAATAAATTCGAAATTGATCGCAGCATCAATGAATGCATTTGCTTGTGTAATTGCGACTGTAAATTCGTGTTGATTGGTTGATTTGTAGATGCTGTGAATAGCGGTCTGAATCTGTGAAACAGCACGTTCTTTGTAGAAATCAAAGTCTTTAGTCTGTGGTTGGCCAAAATCATCAGCTTTTAAACGTGTGATGATTATATGATCCATGTTGTTTCTATCATGAAGATTTTTTAACATAGTGACACCAAAAAAAAGAAGAAAAGTTAATTTGTCCAAATAAATTAACTTTGCTTAATATTGTTGTCAATATAAAAATTAATTTTACTTAATTTATTTTTTCCGAAACAAAAAAAAGCCGACTGTTGTCGGCATATGATTTTAATAATTTAGAGGAATTTTTTGCTTGGGGTAAATTTTCCAACATATTTTCCACGATATAAGGCATTTTCCTTTAATGGTATGATGTTTGGCTGAAAATTTGGATTTAATGCTTTTAAATAAAGGGTATTGAATTCTCTTACTAAAGCTTTAAAAGTAGCTTCATCATCTTGAAAAACAACAATCATTTCACCTGTTTGAACGCAATCGAGTGTCCAATCCGGATCAATACAGATGAAGTCACCATCATTAAACTCTGGAGAATTACTTATCCCTTGGCAAATTAAATAAAAACTATTTTTCCCTGCTTCAGGAGGCGCTGGAAGCCATCGATCAACTTCATGGGGTTGAATTGATCTCACATTTGTCATATTACCGCATTGAATATAAGTCAAAACTGGCAGCATCCGCGTTATAGGTCGGTAGTCCTTAACATTATCAGAAGTTTCTGATATTCCATACATTATGTAGTCAATAGTCGTATTAAAAGTTTCAGCTAGAGAATTTAAATGCTCATGTTTGGGTACATTTACATCATTTTCCCATTGTGAAATAGCAACATCTGAAGGCCCGATTTTGGCTGACAATTGCTTTAATGTGAGTTTTTGAGATTTTCTTAAAGATTTTATTCGTGTCCCAATGCTGCTCATATTTTAAAACCTTTTAAAAATTAACTTATCTTAATTGTTGACTAGCAAAGTTTTGTTGTGTTTAATAAATTAACTTTACTTAATTTATTGGTGTACCCATGACGCTTGATGATGCAAAAAAGAAATTGAAATGCAGTAAATCTAAACAGCTAGCTGCGTTATTAGACATCTCTCCAGAAGCAGTTAGTCAATGGAATCCTGCTTGCATACCAAAACGTCGAGAATATGAAGTTTTAGAAAAAGCTTTATTGCTAGGGAATCAACATGATCAAAATGTAACCTCAATGTCTGACTGTGCAAACATCCAAAATTAAGGACAAATTAGATATGAGTGATTTTTTATCAAATTTCGCTGCACAAAATGCTGTCTTGCCATTGGATGTTGCGCTATACCGCGCTTGCAAAGATCGACATGGAAGTAAAGCGGCTATAGCTGAGATTCATGGGTTTAATCCAATGGTATTCAGCAAATGTGTAGATATTCAAAATACGCAATATCATTTGCATCCAGAACATGTCGAAGCAATTTTGAATTACACAAAAGACATTCGCATTTTGCAAAGTGCAGCTGCCGCGCATGGTAATGCAGTGGTATATGAATTACCTGCCGATATAGATATTCATGACACAGGTTTTTTGGCCAATATAGGCACAGTTTCAAACCGAGTAGGTGAGTTATTCACGACTGTGAGTGATGCACTGAAAGATGGCCGAATAGTCGATGTTGAACTGGCAAGCATTGAAAAAAATGCAATGTGTCTTATTGCAGCTGTTGCACAACTTAAAAAATTAGCCCGTCAAAAGGCAGAAAGTGATGTGGAGACAAATTAATGGCTCTAACATTTGATCAAGTGCGTGATGCTGCAAAAGGGCGTTGGAAAGAAATTATATACCCCGCATTTGGCATCACAGTACCAGCTAAAAAAAATATACATGGTCCATGTCCGATTTGTGGCGGTAAAGACCGCTTTCGTTGTGACGATAAACAGGGGAAAGGTACGTGGATCTGTAATCAATGCGGTGCAGGTGATGGGTTTGCATTGATTGAAAAATCTCGCAGCATGAACTATTCAGAAGTTTTAACAGAAGTTGGCGCAGTCCTGGGCTTATCTGCAGATACAAAAGTTACGGATGAAGACCGTAAAAAATGGAAAGAAAAAGCCGAAGCGCAAGCCAAAGCTGCTGAACTCGAAGAGCGTAAAGCACAAGAAGCTGCTGCCAAACGTTCTGCCCGGATCTGGGGATATAAGTCATCTGACCGTGATTGCCCGTATTTGGTACGCAAGCAGGTTCAAAACCATGGCTGTCGCATAAATGGCAAAGGAAATCTGATTGTTCCTTTGTTTGATAAAGACGGAAAAATTTGGAATATCCAAGAAATTCATGCAGATGGCCATAAGCCTTTTTTACCAGGCGGGCGAGTAAGCGCATGTTTTTACATGATCGGCCAAGTGATTCAGCAAGATCAAATTATCTGTATAGCTGAGGGCTATGCGACTGGTGCCAGCATTTATGAGGCGACCGGTCACGTCACGGTTGTGGCGTTTAATTCAGGAAATATAGACAAAGTGGGTAAAGAAATACGCATATTGCATCCGCATGCACGTCTTGTGTATTGCGCTGACGATGACAGTCATTCGACTCCACCTGATGCAGGCTTAAAAGCTGCGAATAAAGCTGTGGCTGCAACAGGCGGCATTGTGATTATCCCCGAATTTAGTCAAGCGGTGAACGTATGAGTCAAGATGAAATGTTAGAGCAGCCACCATCAAATTCTCATCCGTCTGACTTTAATGACCTGCATGTGATTTCAGGGTTAGCAGAAGTGCGATCGCAGATAGAAAGCGGGATTTCTTCTCAATTTTCTGCTTTTGTTGTTCCCCCGCACCCCCTTGAAAATGCAGGCCAAGATTTGGGGCGATTTTCAGCAGAGGATCAGGCATTTTTGGCTGAAGATGAGCCAAATACTCATAGTCATGAAGATTTTGAACTTGAAACCTATACAGAGCGGGACTTAATCGAGCGTGAAAATCATTCTGGTGGGCCTCAGCAGGAGGGGGATGGGGAATCTGAAGACTTTGAGCGTCCAGATTTTACAGTTGAGAAATGTTTAGGTCGCTTCATGTTGGTGGAGGGTAAAACTGACGTATGGGATTCCTTCCGTAAAAAAACCATCAAAGCGGTTGCATTTACAAAAATGGTTGGAAAGTCAGTTGCAGAGCGCTGGCAATCGCATCGCAATCGTAAAATGATTGATCAGGATACCTTAAAAACAGAGGTTGATAGTCAGACAGCAATTGAAATCACTGACTTGATTAAACGCTATGTACATTTGGAAGGGACACTTGAATCATGGGACACACTTCATCGTGAGCGTGTTAAAAATGCGGCAATTCGTGAAGCATTTCCGAACCAATATGAAATTTGGTTTAAATCACCACATCGCCGAATGATTCATAATACTGATTTGGTATTTGATCCGACAAATTCATCCAAACCTCATCAAATTAACAGGTTTACGGGACTTGATGTAGTTGCGGCAACAGATGCTGATGCACCAGACATGTTGATGAACCGAAAAGACGCTTATGAAAAATGTAAAAGTTTTGATCAATTATTACGTCATTTATGTGTTGGTGAACCACAGGCATATGGCTGGTTAATTCGATGGTTAGCATATCCGCTTCAACATAAAGGGGCCAAAATGGCCACTTCAATACTCATGCACGGTAATATTCATGGTGCAGGTAAATCGCTATTTTTTGGCGGTATTATGGAGAAAATCTACACAAAATATCATAAGACACTAGACCAGCGAGATCTTGAAAGCCAATATAACGACTGGGCTGATGAAGTGCTTTTTTTGCTGTTTGAAGAAATCGCAAATAACAAAACTAAACACGGCATGATGGGGTTTATTAAGCATTTGATCACTGGATCTAAACTATCAATTCATCAAAAATTCTTATCGTCTATGCAACAGGCAAACCATATGAATACGGTATTTTTATCGAATCATACTCAGCCTTTGCCGATTGAAGAAAATGACCGGCGATTCTTGGTTTTGTATCCAAAGTCAACAGTACCGCAAGAATTATTAGACCGAGTCGTTGCAGATCTTGACGATAACGATGTGATAGAAGCATTTTATGCAACGCTTTTACAGATTGATTTAACTGGTTTTAATGCGCATACCAAGCCACCAATGACCAAAGCAAAACGGGAAATTATTGAATATACGCGCGCAGGATATGACACGTTTATTGTTCAGTGGATTGCTGAAGAAACCGATTACCCTTACTGTACGTGTACGGTATCCCAGCTATATGACGCATATCAAAAGTGGTCTAAAAAAACCAATGAACATATTGTTAGTCTAAAAAGGTTTATGGGTGAAGCTAAAAAATATGGGGTTGTATCGACAGATAAACAGGAGCATTGGCGAAAACCATCTCAGCCTGCAAACAAGCAGCAAAGTAAATTGGTGGTTATTGGTGTGATGCCAGAGCAGACAGCGGATAAGCAGGGAGTTCTTAGGCCAACCGTGAAAATGGATTGGTACGGTGCAGACATCGAAAAATTTGACAAGACGTTACAAGGTGATAATAATGATGCTCCATACCCATTCCCATAATAATTACAGGGTTAAATGTGTACCATGTGTACCATGTGTACCATCGTGTTTACCATTTATGACCAATGGTACACACCTGCAAGCCTTACCACACAACACTTTATTGTCCAATGTTTACCATGTGTACCATTGCGCGCGCACGCGCACACGGGAAAATTTTGCAGCCAGTAATTATGATTTAAATTTCTATTTCAAAAATGATTCAAAAAAATTCTCTTGCGTGAGAGATATTATATTAATGGTACACATGGTACACATTTTCCTAAAAGCCTTGATATATAAGGTTTGTGTGTGTGTACCATTTTTATGCAACGGTACACAAAAAACGCTTATGGTAAACATTGCACTCCAAGTAGTTATTTTTAAAATGTTTTTTGTGTGTACCATTGTAGAGGAGCGCTTGTAATGGAAAAATTCTTGCGTTTACTCAATCCAAAGTCAATCAATTACGAAGCAGATCGCATTGATGGTGGCCAGCCTGCAATGACTGCACAAGATATTCTACTTGCAATGAGCTTCGCAAAGCTGACCAAGCTACAAGACAACCTAATCCGCTTAAAATACTTTGGTGCAAACACCAAAGCCAATGTACAGATCTTCAGTGAAATTCTTGTTGGGAAATATGAACAACAGTTCGCTGATGCTGGTGTTAATCAAATTTATCATCGATCGATTGTCTTAATTGCTTTGACAGAGTTTTGTTTAGTGCCAGCAAGCTATGTACCATCTGTGAGAGCTCGGGCTTTAATTTGTGGATGGTCTTATTTTCCAGTTCATAAGTACATGATTGGGCATATTGAGAATGTTCTAAAAGATATAAACAATGAGATTGCTATTGGCGAAGATAAAATTTTTACTCAGGTCTATAAAATTAAGTAAACTTTATTATTGACTCAATAACGAATTTAAGTTAATTTTTACCACAATGGAAAACTCTAGATAAAAGCGCTGTAGTTCTCCATGGAACCGAAAGGTTCTTTAAACAAACTGCATGATTACCCTCGGAAAGTTCATGCAGTTTTTTTATGCCCGCATGTTGCACTGGTCGCAATCATGCGGGTTTTTTTATGGGATACGCAGGCATGGGTAAAAAGAATCGAGCTGCTCACTGGCAGGAGCATGAGCAATCAGCCGACAAAGCTGAGAAGGCCAGATCAAAACCGCTAAAGGATGACAAGGCCAAAGCATGGCGTAAAGCCTGTGCAGATTATTTACTGGCGAATCGATACTGCTATGACTGCACTAAGCGTGGTTATACAAGCCCAGCAGATCAGGTTGCGCACATTGATCAGCCTATCAGCCAAGTGAAGTTCTGGAACATCGATAACTGGCAGGCATTGTGTGAGCCATGCTTCCAGCGGATTACTGAGGGCAAGCCACTGACTGTGCAGGAACCCATACCTAAAGATGCAAAATTATATACGGTGAAGTAATGGCACGATTAACAAAGCTGGGTGGATCACTACCAACACTCAAGAGTAATCAACCGACCTTAGCCAAACAAGAAAACTATGGCCAAGGTCGCGGCGGTCGGCCATGGCGTCGGATCAAACGTGAAGTGCATGTACGTGATAACTGGACGTGCTGCAAGTGCCAGCGTATATCCATGACGCTTGAGTGTGATCACATTGTCAACAAAGCCCAAGGCGGAACGGATGACATGGACAACCTGCAATCATTATGCAAGCAATGCCATGACCAGAAGACACAACAAGAAAGCAAACACGGGATGAAACGTTAATGAATAAGATTGCTCAGCTGCATATACCTGATGGCGGATCATGTGTGGGGTCTCAGGTGGTGCTTGAAGATGGTTCCAAAATTGGCGGCATTCAGCAAGTCACATTGACTGGTGGTATTGATCAAGAGATTTGGGGTTTACATTTGGAAGTGTCCCCGCGATTTATAAATCAAAAACCAATAGATATTGAATTACTTTCTGTAGGCATTTCAAAGGATATTGAGCAGATCCATGCAGACACGGTGATGGTCGTGGTACGTGGTGAATATACTTGTTTTGACTCAATGGAAGACGCAGCTAGTTTCCGCGAGTGGCTAAACGAGTTCTCAAAGCTGGCTTCTAAACCAGTTGTGTTCTTGGACAAGTCTGTAGGTCTTGAACAATTAGATGATGAGAAGCTAGCATCCTTGGGACTTCAACGTATTAAAGATTAAAAGAACATACAGAACCGGCACACGTTAGCTTGGTTCAATGTTGGCAGCTCGGAATAGACGGCACGTTCATGTGTAAGCAAACTCATGAATGATTCTATGTCTCAGCAGGATGCTGAGAGGACAGAGTGGGTAGTGAAAGGATTCATACCTTGGTGACGGCAAGCCATTAACACATCAATTGGCCATCGTGGACGACTCTAATCCCTGTCAGAAATGGCAGGGATTTTTAATTCGTGGAACATATATCGTGATTCATTTTATTAAAGTTTTCGTGGAACATTTTAATAAAATTAATGACTTGCATTATATTGGTGCGCATTTAACCCCGTGGGGGGTATCAAAATTTAAAAATTTCGGTCCCAGCGGACACCGCCCCCTAATCTCATTTATAAAAAAATTCCTGATTTGAGTAAAAGTAAATAAACTTTTTATTCAAAATCATAAATTTAGGTTAATTTTTTTAAATATTCAGCTTTAAAGGTGAAAATATGGCTTTGACTGAACAGATGAAAAAATTTGCTCGGGCCAAACTAAAAAATGATCCCGTAACTGGAAAGCAACTGTCAAACAAGCAAGCGGCCATCGAAGCAGACTATTCTGAGAAGTCGGCAGGGTCAAAAGGAAGCCAGCTAGCTAAAAATCCCGAGGTAATTGCATATCTGGACGGGCTTTTGAAATTAGGGGGAGAGGGGGCGGGCCCTGCATTTGAATCCATGTCTTTAGGTGAAGCAGCTATACAAGCTGACATGAAAGAGATGGAGAGTGTAACAAACTCTTTAGAGTATTTGCGATCCATTTATAAAAACTCACGGCTTGAACGTAAGGTGAGAATTGAAGCTGCCAAAGCGGCTTTGCCATATGAGTTTGGCAAGGTTGGTGAAATGGGTATCAAAGAAGGTCGTGAGCAGGCTGCTGGCGAAGTCGCTAAAACAAGTAAATTCGCCACAGCTGACGAAAGACGTAAACAGCGTGAAAACCAAAGGGTGAGTTGATATGGGTTCGATGTTTCCAACATGGACGACGGCTTGTCCCGATTGGGAGCAAAGGATTTTATCTAAGCAGTCTTTAATCCCATGTGAACCGTTATTTAGAGATGAAGCTGAAATGGCTCTTGATGTGATCAAAGAACTTATTTTAGTGGATGTGGATTCAAAGCCTACAATTGGTGAGGTTACAGCTGAATGGGTCTTTGATTTTGTAAGCGTGATCTTTGGGGCTTACGATCCAGACTCGAAACAACGGCTTATTAATGAATTTTTCATGCTGATAAGCAAGAAGAATACTAAATCCACGCTTGCTGCAGGCATTATGCTGACAGCGATTATTTTGAATAGTCGTGAAGCAGCTGAATTTATTATTCTTGCGCCTACAAAAAAAGTTGCAGATAACAGCTTCACACCAATTAAAAATATGATTCGTGAAGATCCAGAGTTAAAGGCTCGTTTTAGCGTTTCAGAGCATACACGGACAATAACGGATCGTTACACGAAGGCAGTTCTAACGGTTGTTGCAGCGGAAACTGGTTCAAGTGCTGGCGCTAAAGGTGCATTTATTTTAGTCGATGAACTTTGGGTCTTTGGGGAACGCGCCAATGCTGAGTCTATGCTTGAAGAAGCAACGGGCGGGATGGCCTCATTTCCCGAAGGTTTTTTGATTTGGCTATCTACCCAATCAGATAAACCGCCAGCTGGCGTGTTTAAAAAGAAACTAGATTATGCTCGAAAGGTGCGTGATGGAGAAATTATCAATCCATCATTTTTGCCGCTGCTGTATGAATTCCCTCAGAGCATGATTGATGATGAAAGTTATCTTAACCCTGAATATTTCTATGTGACCAATCCAAACCTTGGCCGTTCAACTCATATTCGTTATCTGCTCAATAAATATGAGCAGGCAAAGGAAAGTGGTGATGATTCAGTTCAAATTTTCTTGGCGAAATATTTAAACGTCGAAATTGGCATGAACAAGCGTGCAGATCGATGGGCCGGTGCAGATTTTTGGATGCTCTCAGCATACAAAGATAAGCTTTTTGTAGAGTCTATTTTGGATCTTAGTGAAATATGTACTGCAGGGTTCGATGGTGGTGGCCTTGATGATATGTTTGGTATGTCGATTATTGGTCGAGATAAACATGATCGTTCACTTTGGTATTGCTGGAATCGTGCTTGGGTGCATCCTATTGCTTTAGAACGTCGTCAAGAGAATGCTCCAGCTTATAAGGATTTTGAAAAAGAAGGTGATTTGGTCATCGTAAAGAACGTTGGTGATGATGTTCGTCAAGCAGCTCAAATATGTAAGCGTATTTATGATGCAGGCAAGTTTCCTGAAAAGGCTGCTATCGGTTTGGATAAATTGGGGATGCCTTCACTTCAAGATGGATTGTTGGAAGAAATTCCATTCGAGTTATTGATTGGTGTACCGCAAGGTTATCAACTTTCGGGATACGTTCAAACAACTGAGCGAAAAGTTGCTGAAGGAAAGTTTCTGCATGCTGGACAGCGCATGATGAACTGGTGCGTTGGCAATGCGAAGGGTGTTTATCAGGGTAATGCAATGACGATTCGCAAGCAGGAATCAGGCAAAGGTAAAATTGATCCGTTAATAGCGACATTTAACGCGGTAGCACTGATGTCAGCAAATCCAGAGCAATCAGCGCAAAGTTATGGGGTATTTTTTGTATGACAAGAAATCAAAATATTCGGCAGGAAATTCGTCACCAGTTGGCAGTACAAAATCATTTAGGGGCCTGCACAACGACAGGCAAATCAGATAAAGAAATCGCTCACATAGATGAGCGATTTTTTTTGGCTTGTGAAAAGTTAGAAGCACTTCAAGCAGGCTTAAAGCGAAGTAAAAAATAGGAGTGCTTTACACATGAATCAAGCATATAGCTTGCTAACAATTAAATCGATTGATGAAGAAAAAGGAATAGTTTACGGCATCGCGACTACCCCAGCGACTGATCGTGTAGATGACGTTGTTGAACCTCAAGGTGCGAAGTTTACGTTGCCAATCCCTTTCCTCTGGCAGCACAACGATCAGAAACCTGTTGGAAATGTAATTCAGGCAGATGTCAAAGATGATGGCATTCATGTAGCAATTCAGATGGTATTGGCTGATCAGGTGAAGTCAGCTGAGCTTAAAGAACGTCTTCTTTTGGCTTGGGACAGTATTAAAACTGGCCTTGTACGCGGTCTTTCAATTCGCTTGCGTGGTCTCAAGGTCGCAGACATTCAGCATTCATGGGGTTTGCATTTCTTTGAATGGGAGTGGCTTGAGCTTTCTGCTGTGACTATTCCTGCAAATCAGGAAGCAACAATCACAAGCGTTAAATCCTTTTTTAAAGCTGAAGATCAGCAAAACAAACAAACACCCATTGCAGAGAAATCTGTTCCGTGTGTGCCGCCAGCAGCGGCTCAGCCTGAATCAAAACATGTAGTCGTGAAATTGGCTGAAACATCAAAATCTTTTGGAGTAAAACTCGTATGAAACTGGCTGAACAAATCAAAAAGTTAAAAGAAAATATTGGCTTAAAGCAGAATGAAATTGTTGAAAAATCAGGTAAACATATTTCTAAAGGCTTAACACCAGATGAAGCAACTGAAGCAGAAATCACACAGTTGCAGGCAGAAATTGATGTAATGGACACTAATTTGAAGCGTCTTGAAGGCATCGAAACCAATCAAAAAGCATGGGGCGATGATTCAACACCAATTGAAGGTGATACTTCTAAAAAAGGTTTGGATTCTACCCAAGGGAAAAAGCCTGTTATTGAAACTTCAAGCAACATTCCGAAAGGCATTGGTTTTGCATTGATGGTCAAAGCAATGGCAGTAGCTTCATCTTCAAATGGTTCAATTTCGGCAGATGCAGTTCTAAAAAATTGGGGTGCTCCGGAGTCTGTATGTAAAGCTGTGACTCAGAAAGCTTTGATTGGCAGTACGAGTGAGCCGACATTTGGCGCATCTTTAGTAGAGTTGCAACACTATACGGGTGAATTTATCGAATTGCTACGTGGAAAAACAGCAGTAGATAAACTAGCAGCAAAAATGCGTCAAGTTCCATTCAATATTAAAGTTCCATCGCAAACTGGAGCTGCTTCAGTTGGTTGGGTTGGTGAAAAGAAACGCAAACCGACAACCAATCCAACTTTTGGTAGTTTGACTCTGACCAAATCAAAAGTTGCAGGAATTGTATTGTTATCTGATGAGTTAGTGCGTTTTTCTAACCCGAAAGCGGACGGCCTTGTTTTAGATGATTTGCTCAAATCTACTGCAACATTTATTGATGGACAGTTTTTTGATCCCACTAAAGATGAATCGGATGATAGTCCTGCTTCAATTTTAAATGGACTTGATGCTGTGCCTAGTTCAGGTGTTACAGGTGCAGCAATCGAAGCGGATTTGGCTTTGGTTATGAAGCAGATTACTGATGCAGGTCTTAGCTTAGAAGGTGCAACGTGGGTGATGTCTGAAACTCGTGCTGCTCAGCTGAGTATGCTGCGTGATGCTTTGGGCAAAAAATACTTTGAAGGCATGAATATCAATGGTACTAAAGAGCTTGTGACATTGCCTGTTGAAATTTCAGCAGCATGTACTGATAAAATTGCGCTAGTGCTACCTGGTCAAATTTTGCTGGCAGATGATGATTCAATGGATTTTGCAATCAGTACAGAAGCAACTATTAACATGGGTACAGATGCGGCTCCTAATTGGGTCAATTTGTATGAAAATAATTTGATGGCCATTCGTGCAGAACGTTTTATTCGCTGGAAACCACGTGGCAAAGCTGCTGGCTATATTCAATTTTAGTCTTAAAATTAAATTGAACTTCCATAAAGCCCCTTTTTAAGGGGCTTTTTTGTTGAGTAGAGAAAATGCCAAAAGTTAAATATTTGAAAGATCTTTGCTCTGGTCGTACTGGAAATGTACATGATCTGCAGGACTATGAAGCAAATGTACTAATTCAATTGGGTGCAGCTGAAATTTTTGATGATTCAGAACAAACTGAAGCTGTACGTTTAGCAGCAGAACATGCTGAAGCTGCACGTCTGGCAGCTGAAAAAGAATATGAGCAGATACCGCCAGATGCTTTATTAAATTTAAATGGTCGTCCTGTAGTAGATGACTTTTGTGATATGGCTCAGCAACTAGAACCGTTACCAGAAACCGAAAAGCCTGCCAAAAAAGGCTCAAAAGCGTCTAAATAAGGGTGAATTTAATGGGTCTTTTTAGCAATATGTTTCGCAAAAAATCCTTATCACCGGTAAATGGCGGTGGCGGATGGCGAATACTGGAACCATTCATGGGCGCATGGCAGCGAAATATAGAGCTAAATCGTGAAGACTTACTTTCATTTCATGCTGTTTTTGCCTGCATTTCTATCATTTCAAAGGATATAGGTAAACTTCCTTTGGAGCTTCGCAAAAAAGAAAACGGGGTTTGGGTCAAAACCAAGGACAAAAACCTACCATTCTTTGAAAAACCAAATCATTTTCAAACCATGCAGCAGTTTCTTGAGTATTACATCATTTCCAAAGAAACTCGTGGCAACACTTATGTGCTCAAGTTAAGAAACTTCAAAGGTGATGTAGAGCAGCTGATTGTACTTAATCCTGACAATGTTACGCCTTTGGTCAGCGATGACGGTGATGTGTTCTACAAAGTGGGCATTGATAAGCTGGCTAAATTGCAAGAATCAATCATTCTTCCAGCATCTGAAATTATCCACGATCGTTGGAACTGTTTGTACCATCCGCTGGTTGGGATTAGCCCTTTGGTCGCTTGTGGTTTATCGGCTTCACAAGGCACGGCCATTCAAAAGTATGGCGCAAAATTCTTTGGTAATAATGGGCGTCCAAGCGGTATTTTGACAATGCCAGGGAAAATATCTAAAGAAGATGCGCAAACAATCAAAGAAAACTGGGAAGCCAATTATTCTGGTGAAAATATTGGCAAAACAGCAGTACTTGGCGGTGATGTGAAATACATTGCGATGTCTATGCCAGCTGCAGATGCGCAAATGATCGAGCAGCATAAATGGTCTGCTGAAATTTGTTGTTCTGTTATTAATGTCCCACCTTGGAAAATTGGCATTGGTAGTATTCCACAGGGGCAAAAAGTTGAAGACATGGAGCGGATCTATCTGAATAGTTGTTTGCAAAGTCCAATTGAAGCGATTGAAAACTGCTTTGATGCGGCCTTCGATTTGAAAGCCAAAGGCTACGAAGTATTTCTTGATCTTTCAACTTTGCTTCGCATGGACAGTATTTCGCAAATGAACTTTTATTCGCTTGGCGTGCAGCGCGGTATTTTTGCACCAAACGAAGCGCGGGCAGTATTCAATTACGAACCTAAAACTGGCGGTGATACGCCATATATACAACAGCAAAACTATTCACTTGAAGCGATTTCGAAGCGTGATTCGAAAGATGATCCCTTTGCTTCAGCTTCAGGGAAATCAAATGGAGATGGTGATGCCTCTAACAGTGAATGACGTTGCGCGTCATCTTCGCTATGACGATGACGATATTGTGGCTTTAGACCTGAAATCCATTATGGACAGTGCAGAGCAAGCTGTAAAAGATCATGTGCTGACGAAATATGATCCTGAAAACAAAATTCAGCAGCGGGCAGTTTTGATGATGTGCGGGTATTTCGATGAGCATCGCGGTGTAAATAAAGACACGCCATCAAATGATGGATTTTTGCCGCAGCCAGTGAAAGATTTGCTATCGAAATATTATGTTCCTTTGGTGGTGTGAAATGACCTGTTCAGGATGTGAGGAAAGACGTGAGTGGATTAGAAAACACACCCAGCGCGCAAAGCTGCGAATGCAAAAACTGCTGCAGCAGCTTGGTGCATCAAATGTTGGAAACAATAAACAACCAAACTCAGCAGATCACAGCACTGATCAATAGTCACGCTGAGCAAAACAAAGTTTTGGCGCAAATTGTTGATCAAAATAACGAACTGATTGCTGAGCTTATACAAGATGATGAGGATAATGAATCTTCATTATCCGGATATTTGGATGGCTAGATTATGAATTTAGCAAGTGAATTACGCCATCGTGTGATGATTCAACAAAAAGGGCCTGATCGTGATGCAGATGGCTATCCGATCCATGTAGCTTGGACTGAATACAAAAAACTCTGGGCTAAAGTGACGCATCTGTCCGGCAAGGATTTGATTGCGGCACAGGCGAATCAATCCAAAGTCGTTGCCCGCTTAAAACTGCGTTATCGTGAAGATATTAATACGACTATGCGCGTTGTTTATAAGGACAAAATTTACGCAATTGATAGCCAAGCCTTAGAAGACAATAATAGCGGCAACGAATACATCACTTTTTTACTTTCTCAAGGTACAGAGCACGCCTAAGGCGGGTGATATGTCAGTTGAATTTAAAATAAAAGGATTGGATAAGGTTAAGCCTAAATTAGATCAATTGGCCAATCCTAAAAAAGCAAAATCTATTGCACGTAAAGCAGCCCGTAAAGCAATGAACATTGTAAGAGATGCGGCTCGTACAAATGCAAAGTCAATTGATGACCCTGAAACTGTCGCAATGATTCATAAAAATATTGCAGTTCAGGCAGGGAAAACTCAAAGTGCTAACGATATTAAAATGCGCGTTGGTATTAGAGGAGGCGCAAGTCAAAACCAGCATTCGATCAGCACAGCTGGGTTGAGCGGTGGAGATACTCGGCACTGGCGTTATATAGAGTTTGGAACTAAATATCAGCCTGCCATTCCTTTTATGCGAATTGCATTTTTTAATAATTTTAATGCCGTGACAACCAAATTTGCTGAAGAGTTTAATGCAGAGCTGGATAAGGAGTTAGCATCATGACGGTTGAAATTTCACGAGCGCTTAAGGCGGATGATATTTTGGGGCCATTACTGGGTGTGCGTATTTTCCCGAATACTGCAGACTTGGATACACCTGTTCCATATATCGTTTTTCAGGGAATCGGTTCCGATCCTGAACATGCTATAGATTGTGGTGCAGTGAATGATAATAACCAGTATCAATTTTCGGTTTGGCATGACGATATTCAAGAAGCTGAAAGAATTCGTTCACGTGCAGTAAAAGTGTTAGAAAAGATTGGTTTTTTCTATCAAGGAAAGCATCCAGATAATGAAGATTTTGAAACAAAACTGTTTGGCCGCGGCTGGGATATGAGTTACTGGTCGGGAGTATGAGTCATTAATTAATTTGTTTTATATACCACCGAAAGGTGGTTTTTTTATGCCAAAAATTTGAGGAGTAGCTACTCATGGCAGCACAAAAGAAAGGTGTTTTATCTAATGGTACAGCAGTGTGGATCGTCCATGGCACTGTACCGACATTAACCAAAATGGGTTGTATTAAAGCTTTGGTACTTGGTGATGATAGCGCATCAGAAGTTGACACGACTTGCTTGGAAGAAACCAGTACAAAAACTTCTGAGTATGGTTTGGTGACACCGGGTGAAGGTTCTATTCAAATTGATACCGACCCGAAAAATGGTTCACATATGAAATTGCTTGAATTGGCGGCAGCTAAGGAAAAAGTAGAAGTATATGTGGGCTGGTCGGATGGTATTTCAGAGCCAACATTGACTGGCAGTGATATTGAGCTTCCTGAAACACGAACTTGGTCAAGTTTTGAAGCAATCTTGCGAAAAGGCTCACCAGTGTTTGCTGTAGATGCAATGGTGAATCACACGATTCCAATGAAGCGCCAAACTGAAGTGATTGATCAATTTAAGGTGTCGCCATAATGAAAAAATTAAGTTCAACTGATCTATTAGGTCTTTCGGATAAAATTTCTACGGAGTTAGTGCCTAAAGAAATTGTATTTACCATTGATGGTAAAGATTACACAGCTGATATCGCAGTAAAACGCTTAAGCTTTGATGAAGCGGTAGATTTGACTCGCGGGAAAGATCTAACAGATATGCTCGTGGCGGATCTGCATAAGCTTCGTGTGCAAAAAACGATTTATAATGCAGATACAAATGAGCCGTGTTTTCCAACGCTTGAAAGTGTAGGTAAACCTGTTCCAGCCATTATTGATGCGATGTATAAAGCATCTGAAGTGGTCAATGATTTTACGGGGAAGCAGCAGATCAAGCACTTGAAGAAAATGAATTCTGGTGCGAACTCGTCAGCTGCGGAATCGGTGGAAACACGATCAGAGACGCAAAGCGAAACTTAGATAATGCTGAGCTTCAAATATGGAGAGCCTTTCGTAAAAAAAGAGGCTCTTTGTTTTTTGGTCGCAGAATAGAGCAAGGCTTTGGGAACTGGATGGCACACTACACGATGTTTAAAGTGAAAGATCCTGAAAGTGTTTCTGCTTTGGCCTATATGCCGCATGAAGATGTACCAGAAAAGTCTTTTGAAGAAGAACGTATGAAAGCGATTAGAAAGAAATCCGCTTAAGTAGGTTTTGATTATCAAGATAATTTTTTTGCACCTTAGTTCAATCTATTGCCAATTTTAGGAAGATTGAATTGGCGCGGTGTATAGTAGATAAATTAAGCAATACATAATATCCTCATTGAACTTTTGGGTTTAATGGGGATTTTTTATGATGTGGGTTTTAATTATCTTAGTGGCCGTTGCTCTGGTGGGGTATTTAGTAACACAAGAATTGAAAAAAAGTGGTGACTTTGAAAAATATGTGCCTGCGCCGAAAACTCCTGGTACAACTAAGGGACGATTACCAAGTCCTACTTATGAAACTAAGCCAGTACAGAAAAGCCAAAAGTACAAACTGGTCTATGACGGTGCTTATGACTTTGAATCATACACATTTGAAATAGTGGGCGAGGCATCATATCAATCTAATATTGAACGGTTTGCTGTTAAGCGAGATGGTAAAGGCAGTTTTACTGAAGTCGAGGCAAGAATTATTAGAGATCTTAATAATAGTTATGATAAAAATGCCACCAAAGTAGATATTAATGGCTTAACTGTTGGATATTTTGCTCGGAATAATGCTGAAAGTTGGGTTAAGCTTTTGGGGCGATTAAATATGTCCGATAACTCTGAAGTATTTGTTAATGCTGTAATTGTTGGCGGTCGCAGTGAAGATTATAAATTTGGTGTTAGATTGGATATGCCATCAAGAGTGGCAAATTCGGCAAAATATATACAACTGGGTTAAGGAATTAACATGAAGAAGATAATAATTCTGGGTGTATTCTTATATCCTGCTGTTGTATTTGGAGATATCTCAAAATCAGAATTTTGCAAAGATATATCTTCCTATGCTGAATTGGTGATGGAAAAAAGGCAAAATGGCATGTCTATTAAAACATTGCTTTTGGCCGTAAGTAGATCTAGTAGTAGTGATAGTGTTAAAGAGCTCATGGAATCAATTGTTGAGGGAGCGTTTAGTACCCCTGCTTATTCTTTAGAAAAAAATAAAACTAAAGCAATAAATGAATATTCCGCAAAAATATATTTAGATTGTAAGAGGCATCTTAAGTGATTTAAATATATCTAACTAACCGCTCAAAGGCGGTTTTTTTACGTCTAGAGGAAAGTATATGGCTACTAAGCTTGGAACATTAACGCTTGATTTAATTGCCAAAACTGCCGGTTTTACTGAACCAATGAAAAAGGCCGGTGATACTGCAGAGCGCGAATCTAAACGTATTGAAAACAGCGCGGGTTCTGCGATTGAAATGATCAAAGGTTTAGGGGTTACAGCATTGGCAGGCTTTACTGTTGGTTCAGTGATCAGCATGGCAGATGAATATACCCAGATGGCAGCGCAGATCCGCAATGCAACCAGCAGTCAGCAAGAATATAACCAAGTTCAAGAACATCTTTTGCAAACCGCAAATACCACATACCGTCCTTTAAAAGAGGCGCAGCAGGTTTATTTAGATGTTGGTGGTGCTTTAAAGGCTTATGGTGAAACGACAGAGCGCTCTTTGCGTATTACAGACAGTCTGTCATTTTCATTTACGCATAATGCAACGGCTGCAGATAAAGCAGCCAGTGCAACTGATGCTTATATGAAAAGCATCTATAGCGGCAAAGTTTCAGGTGATGCTTGGATTTCAATCTTGTCTGCTGTTCCAAGTATTGTTGGAGATTTATCAAAGAGTTTAAATAAATCTGAAGCTGATATTTTGTCTATGGGTAATGCTGGAAAATTAAGCACAAAAGATTTAAATAATGCACTTGATGCAAGCCGTGAAAAAAGTGAAGCGCTGGCCAACAGTATGGAGAATAGTCTTGCTGATGGATTTACAGTGCTATCAAATGCTGTGACTGATTATTTAGGTAAAGCAAACGAATCAACTTCTGCGACTGGAATGATGGCTGGAGCATTGGGCATTTTAGCTGGAAATTTAGAAACTGTTGCAAATGTTGCGATGTTGGGTGGTGTGGCCTATTTGACAAAACGAATTGCTGAACAATCCGTCGCTGTTCGTGAAGCTATAATCGCATCTACAGCCAGAGCAGCTGCTGCAGAAGCAGAGGCTGCTAGTCAAGCTCGTCTATTGGCATTAGAGGTTCAGCGAAGCCGTCAAGCTGCTGCACAAACACTAACGGAACTTAATCTTGCACGAGCGGAAATGAATTCGGCAACAACACGTCAAGAACGTGCTGCAGCAACAATGCGTCTAACCCAAGCAGAAATTGCACACAACATAGCGATGAAGCAATCGGCTGCTGCTGTGGCAACGCAAGTAGCTGCAGAATCTGAACTTACTGCAGCACGCACAGCAAGTTCAAGGGCGTTGGCTTTAGTAGGCGGGCCGATTGGTGCAATCACTATCGGTGTGACTGCGCTGGCCGCTGGGTATATGTATTTAAGCGATAATTCAGAGAAATCAACAAAATCATTGCGAGAAAATAATGAAGCTGTTGGTGATGCGGTGATTAAATATCGTGAATTAAATAGTATTCAGCGTGACGCACAAATAGCCGCTGAGCGTCAGAAACTAGAAGAACTTAATGAAGCATACAGACAAGCATCTGCCGAACTAATGGTTTATGCCAGTAATATGGGCAATATGGGGGAAATTGTTACTGAATCTCAAGTTGAGTTATCAAAGTTATTTGCTGAATATAAGAAAACTGGTGATTTGGATGCATTCAATACTTCTGTTCAGAACTCAAGCAGGGTATCACAAGTTGCAAAAGACAAAACGGCAAATTTTGCAAAAGCTGTTTATGAGGCCGGCACTGAAGCAAAAACTCAAAAAGATTTTATTGCACAATTATCTGGGGAGCTAAACGGAACTGCAAATGCTGGCCATAATGCAGCAACAGGTGTGCGCAATTTAGCTTCTGCTCTGAATGAAGTAAACACGAAATTAAGTTCTGATGTTTTTTCAGCAAAACTGCAGAACGCATTTGAAAAGCAAGGGAAGTCAAGTCAATCTGCTGCTCGATGGACAGAAGTTTATAATGAGAATGCCAAGAATGGTTTTAAGGGTGTAACGATTGAGCAAAAGAAAATGCTTGACCAGCTTGATGCTGTAGATAAACAGCGTGAGGCTCGTCAAAAAGCCGCTCAAGCAGCAGCGAGTAATTCTGCCAAGTCATCAAAAGCAGCCCTGTCGCAACAGGCTAAAGATGCTAAAGAGGCAGAGCGTTTGAAGGAGCAGCAGGCTAATGCACGTGAGCGAATTGCGTATGAATTCGCAACTCGTGAGATGCAGATTGAAAAAGACTTAGCTGCTAAGATTGAGGAGATACGAAAAGCCAAATTTAGTGTAGGTGATACAAGTGGCTTTATTCAAAATGCTACGCAGAGAGCAAGCCTTGAAAAGCAACTTTATATTGAAATACTTGCTGCTGATCTAAATGAATGGCAAGAGACTGCGACGGAAAAACTTGACCGGCAAGTGAAAATTAATTCATTAAGAATTCAATTGGATTCTCAAATGAATGATGAGCTTAAAGAGCAAGCTTTAAAATCATTGGCTGATAAGAGTAATGCTGAAATTGAAAAAATTAGGATTGCTCAATCTAAGCAGCTGCTTGAAGCAAAACGACACTGGATATCTGCTGCTGACTACGCCAAAGAATATTACGCATTAGTACGAGAAGAGATTCTCAATACTGCTGAATATTCACCTGAAATGAAGCAAAGTCTTGTTAAAGAGGCGAACTTTAGTCAAGGTTTAGAATCAAACGCTGAGCGTGAACAGGTATGGGGAGACTACAAGTCCATGATGGGCTTGGATAAATCGCCATACCAAGAAGATATGGATCTTTTAGCAGAAGCACGTAAACACATGCTACTGACAGAAGAGGAGTATCAACAACAGCGTTTGGCCATGCAAATGTCATACGGTGCCCAGTACGGCGCAGATTTTGCAGGCATGATGATGGGGTTGGTTGATTCATCAAGTTCGGCTTATGCCATTCTTGGTGGTGTTCAAAAAAGCTTTGCATTGTTCTCTACCGCAATGAATAGTTATCAAGCTATTTCGGCAGCTTGGGCGTCAGCACCGTTTCCATACAATATGCCTGCGATTACAATGGCAACTATAGAAACTGGTTTGCTTCAGGCTGCGGTTTCAGCGTTGAGTCCGGTTGGTTATGCGACTGGTGGCCATATCACTGGGAAGGGTACTGGTACGAGTGATGAAATCCCAATTATGGCTTCAAACGGTGAGTTCATGATGCGAACCGCAGCCGTAAATATGCTTGGTCTTGATACGTTGAACTTTATGAATCAAACCGGCAGATTGCCAAATGCTTATGCAGATGGTGGATCAATCGCACTTGATGCGCCTAAATTGTTGAACCCTCAACAAAATAAGGATTTGACTAACTATCTTTCCCAAGCCCAAAACTCAAGTGGTCAATCCCAAGTAAACCTAAACCCGAACTTCGTTATTGTAGATGAGCGTGAAAGTCTGAGTGATTACTTATTCAGTCCTGATGGCACAAAAGCATTTGTGAAGTTCTTTAAACGAAACCGTTCAGCCTTGGGTGTTTAACTCAGGGTTATTTTTGAGGACAAAATGAAAATACAAACCAAATATGGCGAAGTACACGTATTAACAAATTGCCCTCTACTTGATTCGACCGAGCGCTTAGAGTTTAAAACCGAGGTGCATGAATCGTTTGATGGTAGTGAAATTCGATACATTCAGCGTGATGCACCACGTCAAGTCTTGAGCTTCAACTATGTGAATATGCGTAAAGCCATGGGTGATATGTTCCACATGCTCTATGCAAATTTGCGTAAACAGTGGGGTATTCCACTGCCGCAATTTCGACAGCTCATTCCAGATATGGTGAATAGTGATTTCATCATCATGAACACGACAGCACACCAAGCCGACCTTAAAGTCGGTTTTATTTTGCTTGAAAGTTCTGAGGGTGCTCAAGTTGCTGAGATTGTGAGCATAGGTCGTTACATCATTGTGCAAGAAGAAATTCGAGATCCTGAAACGCAAGAAATCATTCAAGAATTGATTACTGAATATCAGGACGGCTTTCGACTTGCAGCTAATGTGACAGCAACCAATGCATCAATCATGCCGCTGCGGATCTGTATCATCGATGGTGATGCATCAATCAATACTGGCGGTTTTTGGTCCAACTCAAGTGTAGTTTTTCGTGTGATTGCAGAGGATTCGCCTGAATTTGCAGCTGATATGCCTGAGCAATTCCTTGGTGATGATATTTACTTCAAGCCGTTGTTGTTGGATGGCAGCTCATTAGAAATGACACTGACGCAGCATCAAAATATTGTCGATGGTGATGTTGGTGGCTTTCAGGATTTTACGCATTGGGCTAAACCACGATATTTGAAACCATTCAAGTCGTTACTGAGTGATTGGAACCAATACACGGAATATCGCAAGTTTCTATTTCGTCGAATGGGGCGTTATCAGCTATTTTGGATGCCGTTATATGAGAAACATTTGAATATCCTCAATACTGGCAACATTACAACTTCACTCAGTACAAATACAAAGTATTTGCTTGAAGCGGATCGTAAACACATTGCTGTGAAACGCAAAGACGGCACTTGGACAGCACACACGATTACTGCAAAAACAGGCGGTTCACTCACTGTATCGCCAGCAATCAATGCTCAACGCAGCAACATTCAAACAATCTGCTATTTAGGTTTACATCGCCTTGATGCGGACCAAATTGAATTTCAATTTTTAGGCGCACATAAAACGCAAGTCACAGTGCCAATTGTGGAGCTTTCATCATGAAAACGAGAGCGGAACTTTATCAATTTAAGCACGGTACTCGCACGTGGTATTTCACCAATCAGCGTAAAGTAATCACACACGCAGGTATTGAATATCTACCAATTCGCGGTCTTTCACGCACTGCGATTGAAGATGAAAGCATTGATAAGTGTGATACCGAAGTGACGCTACCGCAAATGAGCTTATTGAATGCTGAAGGTGAAAACCTTGCTGCAGTATTTGCAGGGAAAATCTTTTATGGCGGTGTGACGGTCACAATCCTGGAGCTATACCAAAACGAAACCTTGGTATTACATAAAGGCCGTGTGACGCAGCCGAAATTTGATGAAGATGCAGACACGCTGACACTGGTATGTGAAACAGGTGAATCGTACTTAAACCGCAATATCCTGACGCGCAAATTTCAGTCTTCGTGTCCAAACTCAATTTACGACCGCTGGTGTGGTTTGGATTTCGAAAAGATGTCATTTGAAGTTGTGGTCACAGCGGTATCAGGTTTGGTTGTAAGTTTTAGTGTGGTGCCAACACAGGTGCTCGATGAGCAGGGTAATCCGGTCTTTGAACAAATCCCTGTTTTAGATGAACTAGGTCAACCTGTTTTAGATGGTCAAGGCAATCCGACTTATGAAGATGGTGCACCAGTCATGGAAACCAAAGCATATCCAGCAGCATGGCTGAATTTAGGCCTGTTAGTGAAAGATGGTGTTTACACCACAATCACGTCGGGCGGTGGAAATTCTCTAAACCTTTATCGTCAGCACGTCGGTTTAAAAGTCGGTGATGTGGTGCGTGTGGCACCGGGCTGTGATCAATCATTAAAAACATGCCATGAAAAACTCAGCAACAGCCTTAATTTTGCTGGGCATCCATTCATTCCGAGTCAAAACCCATTGGAAACACAGTTAATTAAGTGAGTTAAAGCATGGATATACAACACATCATAGCTCATTACGACGTTTCTCAGATTCAGCACACAAAAGCCATTGCACCCATAATTGTCGGGATGATTATCTCGGCTGTGATTTCTGTTGCTGTTGGAGTTTACAACTTCTTGCAAATGCGAAAGCAGCAGAAAAAGAACCAACAAAAGCCAAATCAACTTGATGGAACAATCGCTGATGAAGGTACTTCATTTAGTGACATTGCAGGCAGCCCTCATATGTATGGGAACATCACCCATATTTGGGGTCAAAAAACAACTGCAATCAAAAGCAAAGGCGGGAAGAAATGAAAAAAGTTTTCCTAAAACACCTTAGACCAGGTTACTGCTGGCCAGGCACTAAGGAATTTTTTTTGCGTCACGGAATTGATCCAGATGACTTTCTGCGCAACGGCATTAGTGCTGAGCGGCTTATTGAAACAAAAGATCTAATGGCAATCAAATTAGCTGAAAGAGCTATTGAAGTTGAGGTGGTGAAGAATGGGCAGCAGCAGTAAACAAGTAACAGGCTATCGCTATTTTGCCAATTTCCTTTTATTTATTGGCAACCCAATTGAAAAAGTGCTTGGGATAAATTTTGACAAACGAGGATGGCAAACCCCATTAATTGACGATCGAGATAACCCACTTGCGGTTGGTGAAGTTAAACTACCAAACCTATTTGGCGAAAATGAAGGTGGTGTTGCAGGGAAAATTCATGCACGTTACGGCACTGCAAACCCTCAACCTGTCGATTTTTACAGCAGTTATTTGGCTAAAAATGATCTGCCACCGCTTGCGTATCCGTATCAATCATGCCTAGCATTTAAAGATTTTTACCTGGGTAACTCAGGCTATATGAAAGAAATGCTGTTGTGGCCGAAGCGCACTAGAATTCGCAATGATGGTCGTGAGCAATGGTACGCAACCAGTGTGGAAAGACCATGGGTTTGTGAGATACCTCAAACTCATTTTTATGCAAGTGAATCAAAACAGTACATAAGCCATGTTGTTAGAATTCCAGTACACATTAACTCATTCGGAAATGTGCTGCCGTACACGCAAAGTGATGCGAGAGATTACAATCCAGGCAGTGAAATTGTTTTATCTTTTGCATATGCGCCAATATTTAGCAGTGGTGGAAGTTATGATGATAGAAGTATAGAGGTATCTATCACATTCAGTCTTGAAAATGTAACTGGCTTACATGAGGTAAATGCAGAATTTGTTGCAAGGGGTGAGCAGGTATTGGTTGAGCCAATTGGCTCATGGTTAGAGTTTAGTGTTTCAAGTGAAAAGGATGAATCTACAGCACTTAGAACTGTAATAGTAAAAGGAATTATGAATGCTGGTGGAGTGCTAGGAATCTCTATTCATTGCATCAAGCCTGACTTGGCTATGAATAATACCTGGGGGTTATTCTATAGTTGTGATTATTTTAGATTAAGCAAAACTGACGGAAATTTTAAAACAAAGACGGAAGCTCCGGACATCAACCCGATTCACAAAATTCGCGAAATTCTCACTGATGACACAGCAATGAGTAAGCCTGAGTCCGATGTAAATGACATAAACTTTATGAAAGCAGCAGATCGAATCTGGGATGAAGGTCTTGGTATTTCATGGTCAATTACTGAAAAAAATTGTTTAGAAGCGATTAAAGAGATTTGCGGGCATATTGAGGCGGGGGAGCGAATAAATCGACAAACTGGCCTTTATGAAGTTGTTTTGTTTCGTGATGATTGGTTTGAAGAAAGTGAAATCCACACCATTGCTATCAATAAAATTAAAAGCATGTCGCTTGAGATTGCCAATGCCGACGAAGCAATTAATCAACTCAACGTGAGTTACTACAATCAAGATGCAATCAAAACCTCATCATTTTCTATTTCAGAAAATGCATCGATTCGAAACTTGCAAGGTCGAGTAAACGCTGAAGATGCAGATTTTCCATATTTCATGAATCAGCGAAATGCTGCGATTGTGGCGCAATGGAAATTAAAGCAAATGTCATCACCGATGTGGAAGGGCTCTTTCATGACGGCTGAATACAATGCGCGAAAATGGAATCGTTATGACCTTCTAAAATTAGCTTGGCCACGCAAATGGCAAGGTGAAATTACTGTTCGGATCATGAAAATTAATCTTGGTACGGGTGCTGATGTATCGATTGATTTTGTTGAAGTTGTGCCTTATTCAAGTCAATTATGGTCTGATGTTGTTATTGATGAGCCAATTGATGTTGGTGTACAGCCGCCTTTAGCATGTCCATACGAGCCATTTGAAATGCCTTATTACTTGGCTGTTATGGCACTTGGTCAGCGTCAAGTTGATGAAGAGCTAAGTTATGAAAATAACTTTGGATTAGTTGGTGTTGTAGCTCAAAAGCCACAATCCAATTCTCTTTATGCTGTGATGATGACGCACGACGGCACAGAAGGCGAGGAATGGCTTCGTGCTGCGACAATTAACTATGAGCCTACTGCTGAACTTGATCAGATCATTTCGAGAACATCAACGAGTTTTGTGGTTAAAGATAGTGCTGCAATTTCAGGTTTGCCAATTAGCACATTAATTAAATGTGGTAGCGACTGGATTGGAACACCGAGTGAATGGATGGTGTTTGAAGGCATGGATCCATATACGGGTGTTGTAAGCGTAAAACGTGGTGCACTTGATTCGTTGCCGCAAGAATGGGGAGCAGGTACAAAACTTTATTTCTGTGGAAATGATGTTGCTTTTGATTCGACCGAGTATGTTTTAGGTGAGGAAGTTCTTGTTTCTGCACTTACTACAACACCATCTGGAATGCTTGAGAATAAAGGCTCGATTGGCATTGATATGAAAGCGAGAGCATTTAGGCCGTACCCACCGGCAAATGTGAAAATCAATGGAAATTATTTTCCAGAAACTCACGTTATTTCTAACGATATTTTGTTGACTTGGGCGCATCGAAACCGCGTTCAGCAAACTGGTGGTGAAATTATTGGTTGGTATGAAGGTGGCTTAACAGTTGAAAATGGAGTGACTTACTCACTTGAACTATCAACTGTTCAAGAGGGGGTTATTTACAGCACAAATGGGATTAGTTTAGATAGGCACACAATACCAGCGTCAGCGCTTTTGCAAAATAAAGCACATAAATTAAAACTTCGGTCGATGCGTGAAGGATTTAAATCTTATCAAATATTTGAACACAACTTCTTTGTTGAATCTGTAAGCTTAGTTCTTGCTGCTACCGCATCAAAAGATAAAGTTATGGGTTCAACAGTACCAACCGCAAATATTTCTGTAAATGTGGATGAGTCATTAAAAGCGAATATGCGCTTTGATGGTTTGAGCATCAGTGGTAAAGCAGAACCTGGGGCAACTATTACAATTGAAATTAAGGAGTAAAAATGGCGACTTATACAGGGGGAGCAGATGCAAATGGGGACTTTATAGTCCCTTTTTCAGCTTCTTATACAAGTGGGCAAAAAGTCACTGTGACTGCTGAAAAAGAAGGTGCAACAAAATCTATTGAACTCTTTGCTCCGAGTAATACAACAGGCGGAGGTGTTATTCAAATAGATGGATCATTTGTTGATTTCCCTCTCAATATTACGGATGTTACTTTAAGTGCTGAAATTGAAGGTACGATTCAGAGACATTCCTTTAGACCAAATGGTGACACACAAAATAGATCCATATGGACATATGCAAAAAGTTTAAAAATACTTGGTAATGTAACTCGAATTAATACTTATGCATTTTACGGCTGGAAGGATGCTACAAACTTAGAATTACCTGAGTCTCTGCAAATTATTGAATCGTACGCTTTCTCAAGCTGGGGGAAAGCTCTAGGTTTAACTATTCCAGACCAAGTTACCTCAATTCCCCAAGATTGTTTCTATGGTTGGAATAGTGCTAAAAAACTATACTTGCCTGCTGCTATTGCGAGCATAGGGGAGCGAGCATTTTACGAGTGGCTTTCTTGTGATGAGATTATCTGCATGGCGCTAGTACCACCAGCTATCACATCAAGTAGTTTTTCTAATCTCAAATCAACCTGCATCATTAAAGTCCCTGCTGCTTCAGTCGCAGCATACCAAGCAGCAGCAAACTGGTCAGCATTTGCAGCACGCATACAGGCTATTTAGCATGACGACGAAAAATAGATTTCAATTTGCATTCGCATAGCACCTTTCAGGGTGCTTTTTTATTGCCAAAAATTAGGGGGCGACATGTCTGAAACGACAGCAGCGGTGGCAGAAACATCGGTTGCGGCTTTAGGATCCAAAGTTACATTAGGCGGCAGTGCGACAAGTGCAGCTGCTTTTTTTATGGGCATTAATTGGGTTGGTTGGTTGTCGTTAGGCATAGCGATACTTGGCTTAATCATTAATGCGTACTTTTCTTGGCAGCGCAATCAGCGCGAAAAAGAAATTCACGAGCTTACAAAGCGAAAATTAAACAACGAGTGTAGAACAGAGGTAATGAATGAAACTAATCGATAACTGGAAGCAGGCTTGGAAACTCAAGTCAGTACAAGTGGGCGCATTAAGCGCCTTTTTTTATGCCCTAATGTATGCGGCTTTTGAATTATTATGGTTATTTGGCTCCAACTTTCCACAATTTTGGGCAGCAGTACCACAAGAAATTAAAGAGCTATTGCCGCATTCGTGGGTGTTATGGCTTGGCTTTTTGAATAATATTTTAAGTGTTATTTCGAGATTGAAATATCAACCTGAACTGCACGATGTAAATCAATTTGTGACAATTACAGCAGGGCATAGCAACTCCGATCCGGGTGCAGTTAATGGTAAATATAAAGAAGCTGAATTGGTGCGACAATTCCGAAATGCTGTAGCACATTATCTTGCAGCTGCAGGTCTGACTTATAAAACTGATGGCGCAGGCACAATCAATCTCCCTCTTACAAATGCTATCGCATTGGCGAAAGGTGCATCGATCGCAATCGAATTCCATATGAATGCATCTACAAATAGCCAAGCAAATGGCATTGAGACAATTGCTCTCCCTAAAGATAAGATCTTGGCTCAAAAATTATCTAAAGCTGTGGCTGATGTATTTGGATCTCGATTGCGTGGACAGAATGGCTGGATTGATCAATCAGAGTCAGCACGTGGACGGCTTGGATTTATCAATGCTGGTGGCTTGATTGTAGAGCTTGGCTTTATTTCAAATGCGACAGAACTTGCAACATTTCATTCAAAATATTGGTCAGCTGCGAAAGCTGTTGCTCAAGTAATTATCGAACATGAAAAAGCCCTCACTTGAGGGCTTTATTCATCAGTTACCCTTAATATGTCCAAGTATTGAGTTATAATTTCATTGTACAAAAACATAGTAAGATCATTCGTAAAGTAATTGAAGTAATCATCTAATACGTTAGTGGTGATTCGCTCTTCCCATACTTTATGAAAATTATCTTCTCTAATTCCAATTTTATTTAATGACTCAATCTTTTTGCGTAGGTCATTGGTTTTGGGGTCTTCAGGTTTTTTATGAATCACATAATGTAGTTCATTCATATCCAAAATTATTTGATTCAAATATACGACGATCTCATGTTCAAATTCCCAAATTTCATTACTGAGTTGTCTCAACTCAACCACGGCAAACTCTTCACGACGAATTTTTATTTTCCACTTATAAAATTGGGTTCTATTGGAATTTATTCTATTTAAGATATCTTGGACTTGTTTTTTTATCACAAGCACATAATTTACTTGAATTTCGTTCTTTTTCATTTCACGCCAATCATTAAATAATAAAGACGCAACATAAGCCGTTGCAAGAGTTGCCGCCCCACCAAAAAAACTCATGGAAACTGAAAATGATTTATCCAATACCTCGGAAAATCCAAGGTTTGTTTGAGAATAAAAACAAAAAGCCAAAGCAAAAATTGGAAAAATAATTAAGAAGCAGAGGAAAATTACCGTTTGGACCTTATCTTTTATGCTTTTCGCATAACTATCACTCATTAACTATCTCCACGCCTTCCCAGAAATCACCCTTCTTTTTCGCCAAGAAAATGTTTGCATCCCGAACACTCATAAAATATTTTGCTTTCTCATAATCACTAGTCCAATACCAACCCGATTGATCTACAAAATTCACTTCTGATAATTCCCAATAATCAAGACCCTCTTCTTGTTTTACATAGGAGAGATACTTTTTATTTTTCTTCATGACAATCAT